GGGAGCCAAGAAAATTAATACTAATGGTGCCGGGGGGGGCCGAACTGATTTACAGCGTAGCGCCGGCCCCCCCCGGCAGGGGCGCCCCTGCGAGGAAACATGTCCTATAACGAAGTTAGTAAGGACTGTTAAGAAAAAGCAACAAAAAAAGGTTGACTTTTTCAACGAAAATGTGTGCATTGAGGGTCACCACTACTCGACTAAAAAAGTTGACAGTGGGACCAAGGGTGATTTTACCACAAAAAAAACAGTAAAAATTACACAAAAAAAGAGGAAGGTTACAACAAGTGTTGTAGTACCGAACGATGGCTCGCCAAAGCGTCAAAAGTTATCGCAAGAAGAAGCGGTCTTACACCTGGAAGAGCAAGAAGAAGCGGACCTACAAGACTAAGCGTCGCGGTGGACGTGTCTCCAAGTACCTCAGCGTTAGCACTGGTATGACTGGCATGCCCCAAGGCAAAATCGTGAAGATGCCCTACTTTCACAATCGTAGTGTCACCGGTGGTACTGCCGGTGTTCATGAACTGCAGGTTTACCGTCTGAACAGTATCTATGATCCGGACCTTACTAATGTCCTTGGTGGTCAACCCCTTACTCATGATGAGTTTGCCACCTTTTATGGCCAGTACCAAGTCGTTGGTGCTAAGGTCACTACTACATTCCGTTGGCTAACGTCCAACTTTGAATCTACCCGCAATGTTATGTGTTTTGCGTTCCCTGACAGTGATTCCACTGCCCCTTCTACTCTGGCTACTAAGCGTGAGCGTTATCCTGGCAAGTGTCGTATTCTGAATGCCCGACCCGGTGCTTCAGTTACTATTAAGAACTTTTACTCTGCTAAGAAGTTTCACAACATCTCTGATATTAAGGATGAGCATCAATTGAAGGCTGCGTTTAACGCTAGTCCTTTTCTCGAAGCCTACCTTGTTGCTGGCTGCCAAGACGAACTTTCTGCTTCTACACTTACTCCGGTTGTTCTTCAGACCGTTATTTCTTACATGGTTCGACTCATCGATCCTAAGCCTATTCTCGGCAGTTAAGCCGGTTCTCCTGTCAATACAAATAATGATTCTCAAGGGGCCCCTTTAGGGGATGGGATCTTGTGCGTCAAGATAAATAAGGCCCGAAGGGCCTAAAGCTTCCACTATTCACACTAACACCCCCTAGGATATGACAAAAGGCGGCAGTCGTGATGCCCAGCTCTATCATTTCTCCATCTGTTGGAACCCAGCCGACGCCGGTGACCACACACCTGAATCCTTCGTTGAGAAGTATGTCGAGTCCACCAAAGACGTCTTCCGTGAACACTTTGATAAGTGGATCTTCCAGCTCGAGCGTGGTGAGAGATCAGGTAAACTGCACTTGCAGTGCTACGCACACCGCCCGGAAAAAGACCGTGCGAGTCATCTTGGTGGCGTTCTCGGTCACGCTGGCCTACCTGGCGTTGAAGTATCTGCAGCCTCAACAGCAGGAGTAGCTGCTCTTAAGTCTTATTCTATGAAGAAGGAAACCCGTGTTCTTGGACCTTGGGCTGACAAAACTACCTACCTTGGGCATGATCTTATCCGTGACCTTCTGCCTTGGCAATCTGCTGTTCACGAACTAGTTATCGGTAAGCCACACTTGCGACGTATATACTGGTTTTACGACTCTGTTGGAGGAGCAGGCAAATCTAGTTTTGCTAAGTGGTTATACTACCATCACAAGGTGCCTACCCTTACATTCGGTGATGCAAAGGACTTACTTTACGTAGTACAGAAGTTCGAAAATAAGCCTGCATACCTATTTGACCTCAGTCGTACCAAAGGCGGAAAGACTTCTATGAGTGATATCTACCAGGCTCTTGAAAGTGTCAAAAACGGCTACTTCATCAGCACTAAGTACGAATCTGATATCGTCTGTATGCAAACACCCCATGTTATAGTGTTTTCCAACCATATGCCAGACATGGCTTGTCTGTCGCAAGACAGGTTTATGATTATCAACATGAACGAACTTGGGCTTGGATCCAAGGGAGCCAAGAAAATTAATACTAATGGTGCCGGGGGGGG